TCAGCGGCACGGGCGCCGAGCACGACGGCGGCCCGGCGTTCACTGGAGCTGGCGCCGAGACCTTCTCAGGGAGTGGCACGGAAGCCGACGGCGGCCCGGCCTTCGCGGCGAGCGGCGCCGTCACGTTCAGCGGCGCGGTTACGGAAAGCGACGGCGGCCCGGCGCTTGCTGGCACTGGAATGGTCGTGCTCATCGCTACGGGCGGCGGCTTACTGCCAGTCTTCGACGGCGCGAAACCAAAAAAGCGCAAGAAGAAAAAAAAGCGCAAGCCGCAACCTGAGCCAGTCGAAGCCACCGGCCAGCTTGCGAGCGCTGGCTTTGCGCTTTCCGGCGCCGGCGAGCTTCGGACACCAGACGCCACTATGCTCATCTCTGCTCGCGCGCTGCCGGCGCCAGCACCAGCAGTGTTTCGAGAAGTTCAGCCAGCGCCAGCCTTTGAGCGTGATGTAATGGCCGATGAGGAAGAGGACCTGCTCTTGCTGGGATGGCTGTGATGCTACTTAACACGGTTCATCCAGACGACTGCTGCACCAGGCGAATCTCGAAGGACCTGCGAGACGGCAAGCTCGACACGGTCGACACCTGGGAGTGTCCGAAATGCGGCACTGAATGGCGGCCGACGATTATCAGCCTGGCGCCTGGTAAGCTCGTCACCCTCGACCAGGCGCAACAAATCCGCCACTGGGAACCCGTTCCGGCCGTAGCTGTTGTACACTTGCGCAAGTGAAGCTCTACTTGATGCGGCACTGTCTGACGGACGAAGGTCCGCAGATGGACTCGACCCGCCGGCTCGACGACGTCGGCCGGCGCCAGGCCAAGGTCATGCGAAAGTTCATGAAGCTGGCCGAGGTCAACCCCGACGTCATCATCAGCAGCGACTTTCCGCGAGCGCTTGAGACTGCCCAGGAAGTGCGGCGCGGCGACACGCCGCTGGTCATTGACGCCCGGCTGCAGCCCGACTCGACGCCAGCGAAGGCCTGGAAGGCCATCCTGGCCGCGGCTTCTAAAGCTGAAAAGAAACAGGACGAGGAAGACGGCCAGGTGAGCGTGCTGGTCGTGACGCACGGGCCGCTCATCCAGCAGCTGCTCGCTGATGTCGCGTTTTGTTTTCAGAACGAGAAGTGGCCGTACCACCACGGCGCGGTGAGCTACATCAACACTGCGGAGTCGGCGTTTCGCTGGTATGTCAACCCGAAGCTGGCCGCGCACCTGGTGGGAACCAACCCGAAGAAAGTCGAAAACCCAGTCGGCGAGTCGCTCGAAACCGAATTTGCTCAGCAGACCCTTCGCCTCGCCGAGCACCTGCTGCGAGCTGAGAAGGCGGCCGTAATCGACCCGCTCGTCGGCGCCTATCGCGACGCGCTGCGCGATCGCTGGGCGCGCCAGCGTGTTCGCTGCGTCAAGGCCATCAAGAAGCAGGGCGGCAACCTACTGGTCGACTACGGCATGATAAAGCAGTTTGCGCAGCTCGCCATTGCTGGACCTGATGAGAAGTTCCAGAAGACGGCTCGCGCTATCCGGCTGAAGGCCTACAAAGCCGGCGCTCGCTTCGCGCTGTCACAGCTCGCAGTCGCCAAGGAAGCGAAACGGCCGCCGGCCTTGCCGGCGCTGCCTGGCCCGGATGACGGCTACCTGCAGGCGACCGACGCCGGCGTCGACGACACCAGCGTCGCACGCATTGGCACGGCCATTGACGCCGCGACCGCGGCCAGCATGAGCCTGGGCGCCCTTGTGCAGGCTGTGCAGCGAGAGTTCAACAGCTGGACCGACGCGCCGGCAGACCAGGTGCCACGCTCCGAGACCGTCGCGCTAGACTCCGTTTCGCAGGCTTACCACGGCGGCAGCCGCGATTACGTGACCGACTGGCGCGGCGGCAACGGCCCGGTTGAGAAGAGCTGGGACTGCGAGCCCGACGCTTGCGACGACTGCCAAATGAACGCAGACGCCGGCTTCATCGACTCCGAGGCGCCCTTCGACACCGGCGACTTCGAGCCGCCGGCGCATCCAAACTGCCGCTGCAGCTTGAGCTACCAGGCGACGCCGGAACAGTGATATACTTCCGGCCATGAACGTCCCTCAGACGATTGCTGACATCACGCCGAATGGAACGGCCACGGCGGTCTCAACGAACACCGCGCCGGCTCTGGCCACCTGGATACAGTTCACCGCGCCGAGCACGAACGGCGCCGACGTGCGCGTCGGAGATTCCAACGTCGGAGCGAGTCGCGGCGCCACGATCGCGAAAGGGACAAGTCTCATCTTCCCGCGAGTCGACTTCGACCAGGGCCGCTACGACCTGACGACGATTTACGTCTATGGTGCGAGCGGAAGCGACAAGGTAGCCATCACCTACCTGCCCTGACCGTTCCACGTGGAACGTCACAGCTCCAGCTGGATCCCGCGGACAATCTCGACCGCAGTGCGGCCGTTCATTTCGAGCTTGTCGATGTTCTGAAACGCCCGAAGGACCGCCTGGCGCATCAGCTCGGCGCCGCGAACCATGTGGCGCTGCTGGGTATTCTCTTTTGACGTTTTCCTGTAGGTTCTAAAGTACTTACTCCAGCACTCCAAGCAGTACGAGCTGTTTCGCGCTCGCGGATTACTGGCGCAGGTGAAGCACAAGTCGTGTGCTCGAATGACGGGAGCCTCTGTCAGCAGCTCAGCGGCCATGTTGTAGATTTTACACAAACTCCCTTGCTGAAACAAGTTCACCCGATTATGCTCTGGAATCAGGATGCGGCTTACCGAAGGTTTCCAGGCGGTTGCCTTCCGGCTTCAGGAAGACGCGACCCAGCTTTCTCAGCGAGACATCTGCAGCCGGCTCTCCGACGCCCTGCGCGACATCGGCTCTGACAACGACGAGTACTACTACATCGTCGACATCTTCGGCGATGACCAGTCGGGCGACGTGATTTACAGCTGCAACGGCAACCTGATGAAGGCGGCCTATGAGTTCTCCACCACCAACGGCAAGCAGGTGGCCGCGATCGACGTCGAAAACGCCGTCGACGTCATGCCGCGCACCAGCTACGAAGAGGAAGCCGACGACGAAGACCATTACGCCTCACTCGAGTCGGCCTTCAAGCGCGACAAGCTGTACACCGAGCTGCCGCTCTACGAGCGTTTCATCAGTAAGGCCGAGCGCGCCGGGGCCGACGCTGGCAGCTTCGCCGGCAAAGGCCAGAGCTTCCCGATCCTGAAGCCGGGCGACGTCATGGCCGCGGTTCGTTCGATGGGGCGTGCGGGCTCGGCCAACTTCGGCATTTCGACCCTCAAGGCGAACATCATCCGCATCGCCAAGAAAAAGGGCTGGACCAAGTATTTGCCGAAGTCCTGGCAGAACGGCGGCGACGACTCCAAGGAGTCAAAACACGCAACTGGCGTAGGGTCGGATCCCGGGGGGCTTCGCCTGGTTGAGTCGGCCACCACGATGGAAACCATCGTCCTCAAGGAAGCCAAGGCCGACTATGAAATCAAGCTCATCGCGCCCGGCAAAGGCAGCTCAGCTTTCTATCCCAAGGAAGTGCTGCAGCGTGACGGCCCGAAGGTTTTCAAAGCTGGCACGCACGTGTACCTCAACCACCCGACCGCGGCCGAGGAAGCTCAGCGGCCTGAGGGCGACGTGGCGAATCTCGCCGGCGTGCTCACGACCGACGCCGCCTACCAGGAGTCGCACGCCAAAGGGCCAGGCCTCTACGCTCGCATGAAGGTCTTTGCAGACCACGGGCAGATGGTTGAGGAAAAAGCGGCCCACGTCGGGATGAGCATTCGCGCCTCAGGCAAAGCCGAGAGCGGCACGAAGCGAGACGGGCTGCCGGTGTTGAGCGAGCTAACCAGCGCCGAGTCGGTCGACGTGGTTACCCGCGCCGGCGCCGGCGGAATGATTTTAACCGAAGCGGCGCGCGGCGCCGAATCCCAGCAGCAAGGAGCTGACATGGACCTCAAGGAAGTACAGAAGCTAATCGACCAATCGACTGGCCCGCTGCGTGAGCGCGCTCTGCGCGGCGACGCGATCGTCGAAGCAAACCGCGCGCTCGCCGGCGTGAGCCTGCGCGAGAGTGCCAAGCAGTACGTTATCGACAACGTACTGGCGCAAGGGATCCCAGCGACCGCCGCCGGCGAGCTGGACGCCAAAAAGCTGGTCGAGCGCATCGAAGCCGAGTGCAAGCGCATCGGCGCCGTGCTCTCTGAGACCGGCGTGCGCGTCGTCGGCATGGGCAGCCAGCCCGTGCTGAAGCCCAAGGAAGCTAAGCGGCTGAAGGAAGCGGCGAAGCAGGACCGCCGCGAGTTCCGCGAGGTCTTCGAGGAATTGGGCCTGCCCAAGGAGGCCGCGAAGTTTGCGGCCCGCGGGAGAGAGGTAGCCTAACGTGAAAAACCAGGTCTTTACAGGGACTCCGACGAGCCGGCGCTTTGCGCTGTGCCCGACCACGGTCAAAAGCGGCGACCCGGTTCTGCTGGGCGTCATTCCGGCGTTCGCGCTCGACGACTATTCGAGCCTGACCGGCGGCACTACCTTTTTGCTCAACGGCACGTTTGCCACGACTGTCGTCGGCCAGACAGCCGAGTCGCCGCAGACGACGCACAAAATCAACCCGGGCGATGCGCTGTACGCCACCGGCACGCTCGACTCGACCACCAACGTGACCACCGGGCTGACCATCGACGCCAATTCGAGCAATACCCGTTTCGGCAATCTCGACCCGAACTATGTCGCTGTCAGCGCTGGCGCGACCGACACCGCGGCCAACGTCGAAATCACGACCGGCGGCTAAACACGAGGCGGCCGAACACTTTCACAAGGGGGCATGATGCAACTCGATTTTCAAGCCGCGGGATTGAAGGGCGAGAACCTTCCCGCGCTGCCGTATCAGTTCTCGAACCAGGGCGAAGTCAACGGCACTCTGGGCGCCATGGGCTTCGCCGCGGCACAGCGCGAGGCCGGCGCCGTCCAAGAGCGTCGCGTCCGCGCGGCTGCTCGGCTCTATGCCGACGCCCTCGCTGGCCGCGTTGACCCGTTCCTGGTCAAGGAAGCCATGCGGCCCAAGAACGAATGGGCCGTGGCGCACCTGATCGAAAAGTACCCGGGCCTTTATGGCGACCCGGGCGGCCGTAATCTGCTGGGATTGCGCGAAACGATGAGCGTTACCGATTACCAGTCGCTCTTTGTCGACGTGCTCGACCGCATGTACTACGGCTTCTATAACGCCTATCCCATCCCCAACAAAGGGCTGGTGAAGATTCACACGCTGCGCGACTTCCGCATCGTGAGCCGCTACTTGCTCGACGGCGTCGTCACGCCGCTGACCGCGATGGACGCCGCGGCGCCGCCGCCTCAGCGCGCTCTCTATGGCCCGACCCCGCAGGACGGCGCCACCTACGGGCCGACGACCTCGACCGCGCCCATCCAGTACCAGCCCAAGCTCTACCATGCGATGACCTCGGTCAACTGGCGGGCGTTCGTCAACGACGACCTGGGCATCTTCAAGGACCTGTCGAACCGCCTGGCCATCGCCGGAAACCGCGGTATCCACAAGTTCATCACTTCGCAGTTTGTTGGCAGCTCTGGGCTCAGCTCGACCCTGTTCAGCTCTGGTTACAAGAACCTCATTACGACCACCTACGGGGCGGCTTCCAACAACCCGCCGCTGAGCATCCAAGGCATCCAGGACGCCTTCAAGGTGCTGGCTGGCATGCTCGACTCGGGCGGCGACCCCATCCTGATGACCGGCAAGCCCATCCTGGTCTACGGTCCCAGCTTGACCGCGACCGCCCAGAACTTGAAGACGATGCTGACCAGCTACGTGGCCGTCGAAGGCGGCACGCTCAGCTCGGCCAACTTCCCGGCGCAGCTCGTCCAGGTGGGCAACTGGGCGCTGCAAAACATGGAGCTGGTGCTCGACCCCTATATCCCGATCGTGGCCTCGGGCGCGGCTGGCAACATCAAGCAGACCCTCTGGTTCATCGTGATGGACCCAATGGCTCAGATGCGCCCGGCCGTCGAGGTCGGATGGCTGCAGGGCTTCGAGACGCCGCAGATTTACCAGAAGGTTCCGAACACGCAGCGCATCGGCGGCGGCGTTGAGCCGATGATGGGCGACTTCTACACCATGGATCAGGACATGAAAATTGTCACGGTCATGGGCGCGGCGCAAATCGACGGCCGCTCGGTAGTCGGATCCACTGGCGCCGGCAGCTAACCGGCGGGGACGTTTCCTGGGATGCGTGCCGCGCTGCCGTTCGGGTGTCCGGGCAGCGCGGCATTGTTGTTTTTGCTTATGAGCTTCAGCTATGGACCTTTGGCCAGCCCGCCGACGGTGAACCCGCCGATCGACATACCGCGGCTGCTCATCTCCGACACCCAGCAGTTTGCGGCCGACGGCATCACACCGATCTACATTTTTGCGGACGAGGAAATCAACCTGGCTACCCTGGCGCAGGGCTACCAGTGGCAAAGCTCGATGTTCTACTCGGGCGCTCAAGGCCGGAACCTTCCGCCGACGCCGGTTTCCTACCTGCGCATTGCGGCCATGCTGCTCGACTCCATTGCGTCGAACAAGGCGCGCCTGGCTGGCATCCAGCAGATGTTGGACGTCAAGCTCGACGCTTCCAAGGCTGCCGATGCGCTCCACACCCAGGCTGACTCCTATCGCCAGGTCGACGACGAGTCGGGCGCCATGGCCATCATCGAACAGTGCCCCACCTATTGGAGCTTCCGCGATCGCTTCTGGGCTCAGGTACAAAGGCAAAGTGGCGTATGAGACAGGACCTCACCTACGAGTTTCTGTCTGTGATGCCCACAGCGCGGCAAGCCGGCGCCATGATAAGCACGGCTACCTTCCAGCAGCGCACCAACACAGTCAGCTCGACCGGCCAGCCTGACCTGGCGGACTGGGTCAACGTCGCGGGCCTGGTCAACATCCAGTGCCAGCTCTCAGTACAAAGCGCCTTCCGGCCCGACCAGGGCGGCGTCCGGCGGATGCCGATGGAGTTCGACACCATCAACCTGCGGCACTTGCTGCTCGGCAGCTACTACCCGGCCGTGCTGCAGCAGTACACCGTGCTGGTCGATGGCACCCGCTACGAGATTATGGCGGTCGAGCACGATTCTACGCACAACCAGACGCGCTGCGCGGTGAGGATTTACACCCTATGAAGCTCATCGTGCGTATGGAAGGCGTCGACACGCTCACGCTCAAAGTCAAGTACCTCATCCGCGGCGCCATGAAAGGACTCAAGGAAGGGACGCCTGAAGCGGCCAACCTGTTCGTCGAGGAAGCGCGCGCGCTGGTGCCGGTCGACACGGGCAATTTGCGCGACCACATCCACGCCCAAGAGTTCGAGTCAACCGACACCCGCTACACGATGCAGGTGGCGCCCTTTGTTCCGGCTGACAACAAGTACGGCTTTGACCCGGCCTATGCGCGGCGCATCGAGTACGGTTTCTTCGATAAAGACAGCCTCGGGCGCGACTACCATCAGGCGGCGCAGCCTTACATGCGGCCGGCCTTCGACAACAAGCAGGACGAGGCGGCCGCGGCCATCAAAGAGAGCGTGTATACAGAGCTGGATGCCGCAATGGCGAGCGTAGCGGCGCGGAGACGATGACCCTTGAGCAACAACTCTACACTGCGATTGCTGGGAACGCCGGCGTCCAAGCTCTGCTGGCAGTCGACGCCGGCGGAAATGTCGCTTTCTACGACAAGCAGCTGCCACAGCAGAACGTCACGGGAGCAGGCGCCCTCGCCTACCCTGCGGGTGTCTACCAGCGAATCTCGAGCCCGCGCCTGTTCGTACACACGCCGCTCGCTCAGCAGGCCTCAGCCGGCCGGGCGCGGTTCCAGCTTACTTTCTGGGCGACCGGAGCGACTTCGACGCTCACCCTCGGCCAGATCGACGCGGCCGTGCTCGCGGCCTTCCGCGGCTCGGACTTTTTCTTTCCATCAGGCTCGCCGCCCGTCGACCGCGGCAACTTTTTTAGCTACGACTCGCGCATGGAAGTCGAGCCCAACACTCAGCCGCCGCTCGCTCGCTTGCGCATCGACGTGCAGTTTTGGTTTCAAGACCAGTAAGGAGAACAACTAAGCAATGACACCGATTGCCGTTCCGGCCATCAATACCCTGATTCAGTTGGCGGATTCCAGCTCGCCGCCCAACTACACCACCATCGCCAACGTGGGCGACATCACGGGCCTCGGTCTCGCCGCGACCGTGGTGGACGTGACCAGCCACTCGACCACTGTACCGTGGCGCGAAAAAATCACCACGTTGCTCGACGCCGGCCAGCTTGCCTTCAAGCTGTACTTCGTTCCCGACGACGGCGGCCACCGCAGCTTGTTGGCGCTATTCACCGGGCGCGTGCTGAGCAACTGGCGCATCGTGTTCCCCGACCAGGACGCGACCAAGTACACCTTCCAGGCCTACATCAGCAAGTTTTCGCTGACCGAGCCCGTGGCGGGCGTCATCGAAGCCTCGGTCACGTTCGAGGCGGTCGGTCAGCCCAACTTCTTGGCCTAACCTTCCTGGCTGAGGCGTTGCGCAGAGGGCGCGCTTAGTGGTGGGCGCGCCCGCGCATCGTTGCCAACTATGACAGACACAACCTTTGGCCATCAGGTCGCTATAGCAGTCGTGCTGGTCTGGCTGCTGCAGCTCGTCAAGCGTACCGCGTGGTTTCCCTGGCTCAATGAGCACAGCGACACCGCCAACCGCATCGTCTCAGTCGTGGCTGCCGCGATCGCTGCGGCCGGTGTCACCATCAGCATCATGGGCGACCTGGAAGGCGGCGGCTTTTTCCTCATCAAGTGGCCACCTCTGGCTGTGATGATCAACGGCGCGAGCCACTTCATCCTGCAGATTTTCATGCAAGAGGGCATCTATCGGAAGTTCTTCAAACCGTAGCGGCGCCGCTGGTGTAAAATAGTGCCCAATGTCAGACCTCAACACCACACCAACCGAAAACCCCAAGGTCACGCTCGGGGGCAAGACTTACACGTTGAAGTTCAGGCTGTACGACATCGTGCAGCTCTGGAAAAATCACAAAATCGACCTGGCTACGCGCTCAGACCTGAAGGGCGCCGAAGCGCTGGAGCGCATCCCGCACATGATGTCAGCTGCGATCGCGCACGAGGCGGACCTGCCGGCCGAGGACATCGCGAAGCTGATCGACCTGGCGGACTTGCCGCTCTACGTCGAAAAGGTCGTCGAAGCGCAAAAAAAAGTTTCCCCGGAGGCGGCACAAGCGGCAGCCAGGCTGCAGCCGGAAATCCAGAGCGCGGCGCCGGCGAATGGTATCCCAACCCCGCCGACGAGCCCGAGTTAGACGGCTTCGAGGACCGCTGGCTTGAGCTGATGGCTCTGGGCCTCTACGACCTGGGCCTGGCGCCGGCGGTCTTCTGGTCGCTCACCATGCGCGAGCTGGACGTGCTCTGGAAGCGGCACCTGGCAGCTGAAGAGCGGCGCGATCGCCGCGTGGCGCTGCTGGCCACGATGTACGCCAACGCTCACCGTGACGAGAAGAAAAAGCTGTCGCCCTATGAGCTGGAAGACTTCATGCCCAGGCGCCCAACTCCAGACGCAGTCGCTGACCCGCGAGCCGACCGCGGCGCCGGGCCGTACCGTACCCAGACCGTCGCCCAGCAAATCGCCATGCTGAGGGACTTCACCGAGGCGATAAAGGCGCGCAAGCATGGCTGACCTATCCGGCATCGGCGACCTGGTAATCTCAGTCGGCGGCGATATTTCGCCGCTCGAGCAAGCTCTCAACAACATCCCAGAAGCCGCGGCTGGGATGACCACGGCGTTAGACGACGCTTTCGCAGGCCTGGGCGTCACTCTCACCAGCATCGAGACGGCGACCGCCGGCGTTGCCTCGGACCTGCAGATGCTTGCGGCCGCCGCCGGCGAGGCCATGGGGCCAGTCGAAGCGCTCGGCGAGCAGATGAGCCTCTTCGCCGAGCTGCCGCTCACCGAGCTGCCGGCAGTCAATGAGCAGCTACAGCTGTTTGTCACCTACGCCGGCAACGCATCCGAGGCCGCTCTCAACATGGGCGCCGCGACCCAGACGGCCATGCAGGGCTATATGGGCATGGGCGCCGCGGCGCAGCAGGCAGACGAGGCCAATCAGAGCTTCCTCGGCAACCTGGCCGCCAGCGTCGGCGCCCTCTACCTGGTCAAGACGGCCATCACCGACATGGTCGACGCTTACGGCAACCTGCAGCGCGCGCAGCTGGCCTTAGGCTCTATCCTCGGAAACCAGCAGGCCGCGCTCGCCGCGATCGACAGCGCCAAACAGCTCGCCGACGCGCTCGGCGTGGCGCAGGATTCCGCGATCGCTGCGCAGCAGAAGCTCGCCGCTCTGGGCATTTCGCTCGAGTCGATGCCCACCATGTTGACCGCGATCGCCGACGGCGCCGCGGCCATGAATACCAACTTCGACACCGCGGCGCAACGCTTCGACATGATCGTCAACTCGGGGACGCTCATGGCGCGCAGCTTGCTGACCATCGGGCTCAACGTCGAGTCTGTAGCGCAGGCCATGGGCATGGCGGGCGTGCCGGCGACCGTGCTCACGCAGACCTTCAAGGGTCTCGATGAGGCGCAGCGCGCGGCCGTTCTCTCTTCGGCCGAGCTGACCAAGAACGCCGGCGACGCGGCCGCCGCGGCTTCCGGTGTCGCGGGCACCTGGAACACGGTTAAGAACGCCCTCGAGTCTGCCTGGCAGTCGATGGGCAAAGCGGCCGACGGTTTCACAGGCCTGGCCGCCGCGGCCAAAGTGCTCATCGAAGTCGTCGAGACCGGCTTCCTAGCCGTGATGGGCGTCATCAACCAGGTGACCAACCTGGGCATCGCGATGGCTCAGACGCTCATCGCATCCTTTACAGGGATAGGCGAAGTTCTGAGCGATGTATTTACTAGCAATTTCGCCAGAATCCCTGAAGACGTTAAGAACGCGACCGACAAAATCAACACGGCCGCGACGCAATTCCTGGGATTAGCGCAAAAAGAGTTTTCTGACAGCGCGACCGCGATCGGCGGCGCCTGGGGCGCCGGCATGCAGACCGTTGGCGCATCGACCACGGCCGCGGCTTCGACCGCCGGCCAGGCGATTAACGCGCTCTCTGCGATCGCGCAGAAGGCGCAGACCGACTTCAACGCCGTAGCGGCTGCCTTCGCCGCCGGCAAGGTCAGCGCGGCTCAGTACGAGGCGGCGCTGAAGGCTCTCAACACTGCGCAAGAGAACGCCAACGGCGGCCTGCAGAACGCCCACACAGCGCTGCTGATGGTGCAGGACGATTACAGGAAGGCGAGTGTGGCTGTGGCCAACGCCGCGACCGACCTAGCGGCCACAGTTCAGGCTGTCGACACGGGCACGGCTTCCTGGTCGCAATACGTGAAGGCGCTCGACGCGCTCAACAAAGCCCAGGAAGATGCCAACGGCGGCCTGCAGGTATTCGGCACAGCGCTCTCGCTGGTCGACGCGGATTTAGAAAAGCTGGCCATCAATGCGGCCAACACCGAGACCTACTTCAAGGCCGTAGTGCAGGACATGGCCAATGGCGACGCCAACGCCGTCGAGTACACCAACGCGCTCAACGCCATGAACAAGGCGCAGGAAGAGCTGAACGGCGGCCTACAAAACGCTCACACCGCGCTGCTCATCGCGCAGAACGACTACCAGCAGATGCAGGTCACGCTCGCCAACGCGACGACCTACCTGCAGGCCGTGATGCAGGCGTATGACAACAACACGGCGAGCCTCAACCAGCTCATCGACGCGACCGACAAGTATGTCAAGGCGCAGATGGACGCAAACAACGGCGTGCTGTCGCAAGCCGCGGCCATGGCCGAGATTACGGCCGCGCAGTCGAAAGCTAACCTGGAGTTCGCCAACTCCAACACCTTGCTGGCTCAGGCGCGCTCGCTCTACGAGGAAGGCAGCATCAGCCTGGGCACCTATGAGACGTATCTCAAGAAAGCGCAGCAGGCGGCCGACACGCTGAACGGCACACATAAGACCGCGGTCACGACCGTGCAGACCCTCACGGCTGCGCACCAGGGGCTATCTGCGGCCGTCAACGGTTCGGCGCAGGCCTTCACCCAGGCAAACGGCCCGGTGTCGACCTTTGCGACTTCGCTGCAGATGATAAACGGCCAGTGGGTGCAGCTCGGGGGCGCCTTCCCAGCGGCAGCTGAGGGCGTGAGCACGTTCGCTACCTCGCTCGCGCTCGTCAACGGCCAGCTGGTGCAGGTGGGCAGCGCTTTTCCATCCGCGACCGCCGGCGCCACGCAGTTCGGCGCCGCGCTGCAGGTGGTCAACGGCCAGCTGGTCAACCTGGCAGCCAACGGAACGGCCGCGACGAACGCGATTAACCAGATCGGCTCAGCCGCCACTAGCGCCGCCGGCCAGGTGCAGAGCCTCAGCTCAATGCTCGACCAAAGCATGAATGCGCCCATTGGCGGCCTCAACATGAGCCTGACACCCGGTGAGCAGATCACCATGCCGACCAGCGCCGGCTGGGTGGGCGGCCCGGCGGGCGGCACAAGCGAAACGATAACCTGGGACCCGCTGCAGGCGGCCAAGAACCTCTACCAGGCGACTCAAGCCGGCCAGCTCAACCCCATCACCGGGAAACCATGGGACACGTCGACCACGGCAACGACCGCCGCTACAGCTGTCTCGGCCGCGGCCACCAAGATCGCGAGCACACTCACCGACGCCATCGACGCAGCTCAGGCCGCCAACATGCTCGAAGAGCAAGCCAACGCCGCCGTCGGAACGGCCGCCTATGCTCAGTTGAAGACGGTCGCTGATGCAGCAGTGCTGGCCGCCGGCAAGCAGCTGGATGCGGCGCTGAACGTGACCGCGGCCACCAACACTCTGGCCACTGCCACGACCGCGGCCGCCAGCTCGACGACGCTGCTCGCGACGACGGCGTCGGCAGCGTCGAGCACTCTGGCAGTGGCGGCTCAGGGAGTGACGAGTCTATCGACCGCGGTCGCAAAAACGGTCGCCGCGCTTGGGCCTGGCCAGGGCGCCATTGGCACACTGGGAACGCCGTCGACGACGGTCCCAACTATCGGCGGCCCGAACCAGGGCATCGGCAGCCTGTCGGCCGAGCAGCTCACGCCCTGGCTGTACGGCCTGGTGCCGAACACACCCAACCAGCCGATCATGCACATCTCGGTCGACCTGTCTGGCTCTACGATCGTAGGCCAGGCTGCCAGCCAGAACCTTGCTGATACAATGGCTAACGCGATGGTGAGCAAGCTGCAGTCGATGGGCGTGAGAATCACGAGGCAATAATGGCGGACGCATCGTATAACTACTACAAGCAGCAAACCCTGTCAGGCGCCGTCGACTTGCTCACGGCAAACCTGAAACTGTGCCTGGTCAACATCGCGGCCGGTCATTACGTCTACAGCGCGTCGGATCAGTTCTTGAGCGCGATCGCGGCCGGCGACCGTATCGCCATCAGCGCGCAGCTCACCACGCCCAGCGTTAGCAATGGCATATTCAACGCCGGCAACACAGTGTTTTCTGCCGTTCCGGCTGGGCCGGCCGCCGGCGCCTTCGTGCTCTTCGTTGACACCGGCAATCCGGCGACCTCGACGCTGGTCGCCTACTTCGACAGTTACAGCGGGCTGCCGATAACGCCGTCGGGCGCCGACATCAATGTTGCGTTTCCGACGGGCACGGACAAAATCTTCGCCCTGGTGGGATAGATGGCGCTACCGGCTGCGACAGTCTGGGAAATCCGGCCAACCGTCGGCGCCGACACCAACGGCGGCGGCTTTGTCGCTGGCGCCAGCGGAACCGACTACAGCCAGCAAAACTCGGCGCAGTACAACGCGACCGACTTGGCCGTCGACGCCATCACCAATACCAAGGTAACGAGCGCCAGCCATAGCTTCGTAGCGACCGACGTCGGTAACCTCATCAACATCTCGGCCGGCGGCAGCTGGACCTTGGGCTTTTACGAAATCGTGAGCGTCTCGGGCGGCGCCGCGACTCTCGACCGTTCGCCGGCGGCGGCCGGAACGACCGGCGGCACGTATGCAGTGGGCGGCGCGCTCGCCACGGTAACGAAGTTTTTCGCGAACCTCACCAACGGCAACACCGCGTACATGAAGGCAACCGGCAGCTACACGGTCACCACGCCCGACGCTTTCCATTCGACCGAGAACGCCGGCATCCGCATCATCGGTTACACGTCGACGCGCACAGACAACGGCCGCGTGACCTGGACGACGGCCACCAACTCGACCAGGCTGCTCAATCTCGGCCTGTCCAAAAGTCTGCTGTTCAAAAACATCCATTTCACCAACACCGCCGGCACGAAGGCCGACGCCTGGCACGCTGACACCGGGATTGCCTACGGCATCGGCGCCGATAACTGCATCTTCGACGGCTTCGCTGTGGGCATCAACGGCGACTACAACGTCGACTATGATTTTCGCAACCTCATGCTGACCAACTGCGAGATTAAAAACTGCACCTCGCACGGTGTCATCACTTCTGTAGCGACGGCTGTCGGCTGCTTTATCCACGATAATGGCGGCTCGGGCTGGCGCTGCGTCCGCCCTGTCGATGGCGGAAACACTGTCCTGGAGCGCTGTGTCATCTACAACAACACGTCGCATGGCGTCATGTGGGATAACGGCTCGACGACCGGCGCCCTCGTGCTGATTAACACCGACGTGGTCAAGAACGGCGCGGACGGCGTCTTCGTCAACAGCACGGCGGACCCGTTCAACCTCATCAGCATCAACTCACTGTACACGCAAAACACGGGCTATGGCATCAACGCCAACGGCGCGAGCGTGTACATCTACGTGTTCAAGAACAACGCTTACTGGAACAACTCGACCGCGGCGCTCAACGGCTACACAGCCGACGCTTCCGACATCACGCTGACCGGCAACCCTTTCAACAACGTCGGTACGGACTTCGGATTGAACGCGAGCGCTGGCGCCGGCGGCGCGTGCCGTGGCGCAGGCTTCGAGGGAAATCTCGCGGGCTCAGGTTCTATCGACATCGGCGCCGTGCAGACTGCCGGCGGCGGCGGCTCGACGACCAACTACGTTTTCGCATTGAATCGGACAGAAGTCATCACAGAGGAGAATTACTAAAACCATGGCACGCACTTACGCAGTGACCTTTGAGCAAATCTCGGTCTCGTCGCCGCAGGACCTGGTACAGGTCAAAGGCGCCGCCGGCAAAATGCTGCGCATCTTGCGCATCTTTACCTCGGCGACGGACACGACGGCGCCCACCAACCAGCAGCTATCGCTGCGCGCTCGCTTTCTGCCGGCGACCGTCACCGATGGATCGGGCGGCTCTAGCGACACGCCGCGGCCGATGGACCCTGGCGACTCGTCGGCGAGTTTCACCGCGCTGATTAACAACACGACCAAGGCGACGACCAACGGCACGGCCGCCGTGCTCGAAGAGAACGCCTGTAACGTGTTCTCGGGTTACGACTATATGTTCCCGCGGCCGCCCGTGGTCGGGCCGAGCGAGTCGTTTGTCTTCGAGCTGCTCAGCACGGTGAGCGGAACCGTTCACCTGTCGGGCGGCGTTCTCGTCGAAGAAATGGGCGGCTAGTAGCCTCTAGCTGTGCGCGTCAACCGCATACGGCTTGACGAACCAGTACGCCCGCGCGGGCGGACACCCTACCCGCCCGCCTTCTATCCGCCGCCAGTTCCCCCGCCACTGCCGCCTGGCCTCGGCCGCAAGCTCAAGCGGCTCATCCAGGAAGACACGCCCGTCTATTTCAATGAGCTGGAGCTTAACGAATACCTCTCACTGACTCAGTCGCCTCAGCTGCACGTGCCCTGGCTGCAGCAGCTTGAGCCAGAAGAGTTCACCGTCGGCCCGCGGCCGTTTCCGCCGGCGCTGTACTCGCCGCCTTCGCCGCCGGCGAGCATCCCTATCCCGCCGCCGCGGCTGAAGCGCACGCTGCAGTACGACGAGGTCTTAGAGTTCACCAAAGCGCCGAAGCCTTACCCGCTGGCGCTTCACCCGACGGCGCCGCCGCAGTTCCTGACCGGAACGACCAGCCTCGCCATCACCGTCACCTTCAACCAGGGGACGCTCACGACGCAGATAACAGGCGTCGAGAGCCTGCAGATCGACCTGGCCTTTGGCTCGGGCGCCCTGCTGCTGCGCCCGTTTACGCTTTTCATCGACGGCGTCGACCAGACCGACCTGCTGGTTGTCAACACGCTGCAGGTGACGCTCAACGTGAGCCAGGTCGGTACGGCGCAGTTTGGGCTCTGGGATCCGACCGGAAACCCGGCGAACCTTCCGCAAGTCGGCCAGACGGTTCTCATCTATCGCAACACCGTGCGCGTCTTCGGCGGCTACATCGAGAAGCCGGCGCAGGGTCAGTTTATGGCGCTCTCAGGCTCGATGTTCATGGGCTCGACAGCCAACGGCTCGGGCGGCCAGGTGACAGCGTCCGACTTTTCGAGCCTGCTCGACCGGCGGTACATCGGCAAGTACTACACCGGCCCGACGACGCTGCAGTCGATCGTGAGCGACATTCTCGACCTGACACTGGCGGCTGACGGCTTCAGCTACAACACCGTCGACGGCGACCCGGGCGTCGACCTTGGTAACCAGCTGTTTGACTGGGTCACCATCCGCCAGGCGTTCAACACTCTCAGCTCGCTCACCGGCTGGGACTTTGAGGTCGACGCCTTTATGACTATCCGGTTTTTCCCGGCCGGCGATCGCATCGGCGTGGCGCCCTTCAACATCGCCGATAACGACGGCAACACCCTGGCCGAGTCGATGACTATTACATACGACCGCACGACCTACCGGAACAAGCAGGGCGTCCGCGGTTCGTCGGGCTCGGGCTCGCTCTGGTCTGACATTTTCTCGGCCGCCCACCCTGGCCCGTTCCCGAACGGCCCGCAACCGCCCGACGGCCATCGCATCGTGTTCTTTACCCTCGACTTCATCAACGCGACGCCCGTGGTCACGCTGAACGGCAACCCGCAGAAGGTCGCGAGCATCCTTGACATCGCCGCGCATCTGCCGTCGACCGTCGGCTGGCAGTGGGCCTGGGACCCGCCGCAGGGCGGCTTCCCGGGCGGCGACTTCGTCGAGCAGAACACGAGCAACCCGCCGATCAAGTCGACCGACGTGCTCATCGTTTCCTACGCGACCCAGGTGTCGCCGATTATCTGGGTCCAGAACGATGCGCAAATCGCTGCGCGTGCCGCCATCGAAGGCAACACGGGCGTCTACGAGGACATCCAACAGGTGCCCACCACGATGACCGACCCGGCGGCCCAGCTGCTCTATGCCGAGGCGCTGCTCGCACGCTATGGCTCAGGGATTCCTTACGAGGTCGACTACATGACCGACCGTGACGGGCTGATGCCAGGCCAGTCGCAGTCAATCCAGCAGACCACGCCGCCCGTCGATCTGACCCTCGGACTGATAACCCAGGTGCAGATGAAGGACGTCGACAAGACGTTCTTCCGTTACACCGTGGCTGTGGTCTCGGGCGAGTACCTCGGCAAGGACGCCGCGCAGTTCTTTGCGCAGATCCTGAACCAGAGCCAGCTGCCACAGCCCGCCAACCGGAACAACTACGCCTGGCAGCTCGCGCCGAGCTACCCGGGCATCACCAACCCGGGCTATACGTCGGTCGGTGTGCTGGCGCAGCAGTACGTTGTGCAGCACACCGTCGAGCTGGTGCTCTCGCTCACCTTTTTCTGCCAGAATCCGGCGACTCAAGGCGCCTATGGCGTCGAGCTGCTCATCAACGCGAGCGGCACGGGCGAGCTAGACCTGCAGGCCAACCAGATCGGCCCGACCACGCTCTACTTCAGCAACCTGCAGGTGAAGCAAGGCGACATCCTGGCCATCCAGATACACGGCGTCACGGGGAGCAATCATTTCTCAGACGCCACGGTCGTGGTCACGACGGCTGTGCTCGTTACCTAGTTGCGCAAGTGCGCAGTTTCCTGTAGACTGTGGCCTGATGCAGACGGACATGGTCAGGGTGAGCGGTTTCGTTACAGACTCGCAACACGCCGAGCTGGTCAACGTGGCGCGCCGAACGAAAACGACCGTCGGCGCCGTGGTCAGCTTCGGTGTGGCGCACGCACTGCTAGAGCTGAGACGTAAGCCTTATCTGTCGCGAGTAATTCAACCTGACCGCAGACGCCGAAGACGTAATAAATCCAATGGAGACAATCATGCAACACCCACCGCTCAACGGTCACGACGACCCAGGTAACTGGGCCTCGAAGACGGCGACCAACAACATCGAGTATCCGGCCATCGAGGCCGCTAACGGCCAGCTGCCGGCGCTGTTCAACGGCATGACCATTGAGGCGACCGGCTGCTATTCCTACACTCAGACCGAAACCGAGGACCTGCAGCACGTGACCATCGCAGTCGAGACAGCTCTCGATAAGCTCGACTCGAATGCGGCGCCGATGGCATTCGTCGGCCGGTTCACCGGCGGCGGCTTCGTGCAGCCCGACTATCTCATCGGGCCGGCCTATCGGGCGCTGCTCGCCGCGCTCGCCTCGGGTGACATCACCGAGCTGCAGAAGTGGTACAACACGCTTTTCCAAGGCAGCATGTCGAACTGGAGCAATTTCCAGAACGGCCTCGGCATCGACCAGGCCGTGCAGAAAGTCACGGCCACCATTCTCGAAGACGCCGGCAAGCGGCTGCCGCAGGTTTAAGGTGCCGAGCTTCGTCTCTATCCTGAAGGGAATCGGCCACGTGCTAGGCGTGGCCGAGCACATCGCAGCGCCTATCGCCGAGGTCGCTTTCCCTCAGTTCGCTGTGCCTATTGCCGCCGTCGACCATTTCGTGACAGCGACCCAGACGGCGATACAGACGGGGGAGCTGCAGAGCCCTGTCGGCGGCGGCCCGGCGAAGCTGCAACTGGCGCAGGACGGCTTTGACGCCGCGCTCGCTCTGACCCAGGAGATACTGAAGTCCCAAGGCAAGCTGCTCACTTATGACGGGCCAGCGCTGCAGAAAGCGATTAACCTGCAGGTCGGAGCTTACCAGGCCTTCAGCGACCTCAAGACAACCTTCAAGATTGTCGACACAGCGAAGCCGGCGAGCTGACGGTGTTGACGCCAGAAGAGCAAGCCAACCTCGACGCCGCGGCGCCGCTCGCGATCGCGACCGAGGCCAGCTCGAAGGTTCCCGCGGCGCTCACGCTCGCCCAGTGGGCGCTTGAAAGCGAATGGGGCGCCAAGATGCCGCCCGGGAGCAACAACCCATTCGGCATCAAAGCTCTGCCTGGCCAGCCGGCCGTCCAGGCCGAAACGACCGAGGTCATCGGCGGCACGCCTGAGCAAGAGCAGCAGCCGTTTCGGCAGTTCAGCTCGCTCGCTGAGGCCTTTGAGGATCACGCCGTGCTGCTCAGCACGGGCAAGCCCTACCGGGCGGCATTCAACCGTTATCTGGTCGACGGCGACGCTCAGACCTACATCCGCGTAATGTGCGCGTACTACTCGACCTCGCCCAGCTATTACGTGACGCTCACGCAGATGATTGCTAACCCGCACATCGTCGCCGCGCTGCAGGCAGCTCGCGCGCAGCCGCCGGCAGAAAGTTAAAGGACTCAACTTTATGAAAAAACTGCTCATCGCATTTCTGTTTTGCACAACAGTGCTGCTGGCGCAGCACTCCGTAACCTTGACCTTCCCTGCTGGCACGGGCGGCGGCACGGTAACGAGCTTCGGAATCCTGCGCTCGACGACGTCGGGCGCCGAGCCTGTTGTGCCGACCACCAACACGGCTGCATGCACGGTCTGTATCGGCAGCGTGCCGTTCGTCTCTGGCCAGACGACCTACACCTACGTCGACTCCGGCACAACCTCGAATCCACTCGTGGAAGGGACCACCTATTTCTACGTGGAAGTGGCAATCGGCCCTGGAGGTACGTCCGCGCCCTCGCCCGAGTCGAGCGCGACGATACCCTTTTCGCCTCCCGCCGCTCCTGGCAAGGCTACTGTCGTGGTTAAGTAGGTTCCTCCGATGGCTCTTCTAAAGCGGGACTGGCCCTTCTGGGCTGTCTTCACGCTCCTGCTGGCGGTCGCCCTGTCTGGGCAGCCGCCAGCGCCGCCAGGCCAGGCGCAAGCCGCATCTGGCACCATCACAATCCTGGTGGATGGCAAGCCTGTAGCAACAGGTGGCGTCATCAACCTGCGTAGTGGCTCTGGCGTGATCGCGTCTGCGGTCGCCAATCCTTCACTCAGTGGCACTGACATTCTGTTTGACTACAACACGGCATTTATTCAGAGCCGCAACCAGGGCATCGAAAACCCGGACCATACCTGCATCAGCGGAAACGGCACGGTCGCCTACACCTGCACAACGGGCTCGGCCTGGCAGAGCTACACCCGCGGTGCTTGGGTGTTTCTCATCCCTGACACTCAATCGAACAGCCAGACCAGTCTCAGCATCAGCGGGCTCGGACCCGTCGCCATCAAGCTCTCAGACGGCACGACGAGCTGCGGCGCGCTGCTGCAGCCTGGCCGCATCTACCTGCTGGTCTATGACGGTGTTGTCTGGCGGATGAGCCAGGGCGACTCGCACCAGTAAGGTGATTTGCCCCGTACACTTAGGACCTTTCTCCCATTTCAAGTTCCAGGACTCCATGCCACTATGGGCCATGAAGACCTACAACTCACTCGATGAATACCGCGAAGCCGAGAGCGAACGGCTGCAGCAGCCGCACTGGGTCACGCCCGCGTTGCTGGTTGTGCTGCTCTTTGTCGCCGCCTGGGTGCTCGCCGGCGACTTTCACACCCTGCATGAGGCCTGGCAGCACGTCGTCGAGACGCTCGGACTGGCGGCCCAACAATGATGGCTGGCGACGAAGTGTACGACGACGACATCACGAGCGGCCCAGTCGAGACCTTCAAAGAGCGCGACGCCATGGGGCGCGAGCGCTGGGTCACCCGGCCGGCGCCAGCCGAGCCAGCGGCCGAAGAAACCCTTGACGACCAGCTCGACTGGTGATAGGCTTCGAGCGTAACCAACTTCGGAGCCTTCCGGCGGGCGCCTCAGCAAATCGAGCCGGCCTATGTGACCTGTGCTTATCGCATTTCCTGCAGTCAACTTTTGGGAGACCAGCCAGCGGCAACCCGCTGGCTGTTTTTTTGGTACTTTCGGTCTATTGCGTGGGGCACGTTCCGATGGGACTATTGGCCATGGGACAAACAAACACCACTTACAATCCGCCGGAGACCTGGGCGAACGGCAATCCGGTCGCCCGCGCGCAACACCTGTTTAACTGTTTCTACCCGTATCGCGCGGCTGAAATCTGCGCAGAAGAGGGCATCAGCGAAGAGGACATCGAGCTGGGGGCATACTTATCGGATGTCGAGAAAGAGCGGCGCGCCGTGCTTCGCCGGATCCACGGCGACCCCGCATACGGCCAGTGGATGCGCCAGCCGATCACCTTCAAAGCAGCCGAGGTCTCCAAAATCGTCCGCGTGATGATGCGGCTTCAGCAGCAGGTCGAATTTGCAGACCGCGAAAGTCGCCACTCCGACGCGCTGGCGCTCTCGAAAATCATCGGGAAGCTGCAGTACCTGCAGACCGAGGTCGGGATTTACAACGACCTGTAAGCCTCTGAGGCACGGGCCACGTGTCTCGCCTGGGCGCTCGCACACCGTCTGCCGCCTGGCGTCCAAGGCCCGTACCTGAGGGACTTTATGGCGTCTGCCGTCGCTTTCCTGCTGCTGGTGGCCTGGGCGGCCGTGATGTGGCTCATGTGGCCACGCGGGCGCCGTGGCGGCGTCTACCAGGGCGCCTATGCTGACTATCTATCGACCGCTCACTGGGCGCGCTGCCGGCGCCTGGCGCTTGCGAGAGACGGTTACCGCTGCCGGCGTTGTGGCTCGACGCAGGCCCTCGAAATCCACCATCGGAGCTACGCCTACCCGTGGCACGAGCACGAGCACCTGGAAGTCCTCGAGACGCTATGCAGCCGCTGCCACGCCAGGCACCACGGCCGCTCGAGAAGTTCAGTACTTTTAGGCTATTGGCCGCTCCGAATCCTTCGCCGACAATTGGTGCATGGGACATGATTACGACCTGTATTTCGGCCAGGACACGCCTGCGGTTTCGCCGGCGTTCCGGCGCCGCGCCGCGGCCTGGGAACGGGCTGAGCAACTTCGAGACGAGCGCGAACTAGGTGAGTTATGGCCAGACTTCGAGAGCGGCCCTGGTGGCCGCAGGAAACGGAGAGGAACTGGGACCGAGACGAGTTTCAACGATGGCAACGAAGACACGAGGAGCTTAAAAACATGGCGATAATCGCGAAAGCAGGGCCGACGTTCATCCCGGCGCCAGAGGGCGCTCACGCAGCCGTCTGTGTCGACGTGGTCGACCTCGGGACGCTGGAGGTCAACTACGGCGGCAAGAGCAAGAAGCAACACAAAATCCGCATTGTCTGGCAGATCGACGAAAACATGGAGGACGGCAAGCCGTTCCTGGTGCAGCAGCGCTTCACGCTCAGCCTGCACGAAAAGGCCGGCTTGCGCAAGGTGCTCGAAAGCTGGCGCGGCCGCCAGTTCACCGAGGAAGAGCTGCAGGGTTTTGACGTTGAAACCGTCATCGACAAGCCGTGCCTGGTGAACATCATCCACCAGAACAAAGCCGGCTCGATTTACGCTAATGTCACCAGCGTGATGCGGCTGCCCAAGGGCATGGCTGTGCTGACGCCGCGCGACTACATTCGGGTGGTCGACCGGAAGCCCGAAGACCAAGCGCCTGAGCAGGACTTCGGCAACATCACCGACGATGACGTGCCATTTTAGGAGTGAAACATGGAAGACCGCAGGCCACCATCAGGCATCATTGAAATTACGCGCTCGTTCAGCTTCAAGCTCAACGTCGGCAACTACGAGTCGCGCGACTTTTTCTGCTCGCAGAAGGCCGAGTGTTTCCCCGAGGAAGCCGAGCGCATCGCCGAGGCGTTGCACACCTTCTGCAAAGCCATGACGATGCGGGCGGTCAACGCCTACATCGCCGAGAATGGAGTGCGAAGCCGTGAGCAGCGCTAACCTGTCGCTCTATCAAATCGAAACCGAGCTGCTGGACCTGCTGCGCTTCCGCGAGGACACGGTGACGGACGCGGACATGACGCCGGCCGAGCAGGCCGAAACGCTCGCCACGGTCGACCGCCAGATTGAGGAGTATATCAAGCGCGAAGTCAAGAAGGCTGACGGCATCGCGAGCTACCTGCGCGAGTGCGAGACACGTGCCGAAGCCCTGAAGGCGGAAGCCAAGCGGCTCAAAGAGCGGGCCGATGCCTGGGAGCAGCGGCACGACCGTATCAAATCCGGCGTGCTGCGCGTGATGCAGCTGATGGGCTTCAAGAAAATCGAAGGCCAGCAGTCGACCTTGGCTATCCGCAAGAATCCGGCCAGCGTCGACATCCGGCAGCCCGAGCTGGTGCCAGAGGTCTATCAGCGTGTTACGGTGACCTTGAACGCTTCGCTGTGGAATCAGCTCTGTGCCGCGAATCCTGGCTTGGCCACAGCCACAGTCAACCGCGAGCCCAGTAAGTCAGCCATCAAGGAAGCGCTGAAGCGCGGCGATGGCGTGCCTGGCTGCGAGCTGCGTGAAGGGTCTGTCCGTCTGGAGGTCGAATAGCATGGAACCAGATACATCCTGGCACATCAAAGTCGAGGGCTCGTCGAACGTCGCGAGCTATGGTTACGACGAACCAGGCCGGAGCCTGGAAGTCCGATACAAGTCGGGCGCGCTGTGGGAGTATCACAAGGTGCCGCCCGACAAGTTCAAGGGTCTTAATGAAGCGCAGAGCAAAGGCCGCTACGTGGCCAGCGCGATCATTCCAGACTACACCGGCATTCGACTTTACCCGCTGCCGCCTGACAAGCCGGCGGCTTAACAAGCTCTCGAAGGCGTCGCCGCGTCCCATCGCCGGCGCCTCGGAGACGGCGGGCCGGCTAAAACCACGGGGGTGGAGGGCTGGCCCGCTTAGTATTACGAGTGAGCGGCTACAGGCGCGCCGTAAGGCGCCGAACGCCCGAGGAACCTGGTGAGGCCTCGGGACTGGCCCGGCCTCAGCCGCTCGCTGGTGGTACTCGATGTACTTGCGCAAGTGTGCAGCTCCGATGTAACATCTAACCTATGTCTGACACTATCCTCTTCCCGACCGTCAAACTCGAATCCTTTAACCGCGGCCACAAGGGCGGCCACGCTCAGTTTTCCTCGACCTTCCCGAAAGCCGTCGGCGACGCGATGGGCTGGAACGGCATCCCTGACGGCGTCACGAGCGCGAAGCTCGAAGGCAACCTGGCCGCGACGCACGTGGTGTTGAAGCCCAAAGACGGCCCGCTCTCAAAGTGGGAGCTGGGCTTCGACGCGACCGCAGTCGGCGGCTTCGAGGTCTTCCGCCTGGAGCTGGAAGGCCACAAGGGCAAGGGTCACCGCATCGAGCTGCGCTTCAAGGTTGCCTTCGCCGATAAGCAGGCGTGTCGATACCTGGAAGAGTACATCACCAACGCCGGCGAAGCCAAGGCCAGCCTGGTCGTGAGCTACATCCAGCAGACCAAGATGGACCTGCAGCCCAGTGACCAGCAGAACGACTTGGCAGGCGACGAACGCCGCAAGGCGACGTCCGCGGAAAGCGACTGATGCAGAAGATCAGCCACATCTGCGACGTGTGCGGGGCGACCAAGAAAGAGACGAATCACTGGTGGCTGCTGGAAGAAAACATGGGCGGCGTTTTCAAACTGCGCACCTGGAGCGAACAGTTGGCCACGGTGAATGGCGTCCAGCACCTTTGCTCGGAGCAGTGTGCCGTCGCGATGGTGTCGCGTTTCATGGAGGCAAACTGAATGGCTGACCAGAACAGGCTCGGCAGCGGCCCCATCGAGCCAGAGCACATAGAGAAAATGAACAAGGTCGCGCGCGCTCTGGATCAGCTCTTTAATGGCGACACCCGCGGCGCTGACCGTTCTACCGGCTTCGTCTTGCTGGTCTTCCCGTTTGGAGAAAAAGAAGGTCGATGCAATTACATTTCAAACGGCGCTGACCGGAAAGACATCATCAAGCTGCTGCGAGAACAGGCAAACCGTTTTGACGAGGGCGTAATGTGAGGGGGCCGGCACAACTCGAAAAGGACCTGGAGCGCACCTGCTCGGACTTCTTGGCCTGGGACGGCTGGCGGACGCTCAAGACCGACCCAGTCAGCCGGCGCGAGTGGGGTAAAGGCTTCGGCGAAAAAGGGATGGCAGACCGGCTGTACATCCGCTACTGGCCCACCCAAACCTGTGGCGGATTAGCCCAAGTGCTTTGGATCGAATGGAAGCGGATGTGGCCCGGGCGGAAAGTGGCCACCAAAGCCCAGGCCAACCAGCTCGACTGGATTCTGGCCGAACGCGCCCGCGGCGCTCTGGTGTTGCTCGCTGGCGTCGACTTCGAGGCGACCTTCGAGGCCTTCAAAGCCTGGTATGCGGCCAGCGGCCTGCAGCGACGCCGATGAGATACCCACTCGAGCAGCGCGCGGCGCTGATGCGCTACCTGTCATTTGATCGGCGTCGGCGGGCGCTGTGGATGCAGCTCAGGCGCCGGCTTACCATGGGCCAGCTCACGCCAGCCGAGGTCGAGCAGCTCAAGCGCGAGTTTTGGCAAGCCGGACGCGAGGACGTCGCGCTGGCCAAAGGCGAGCGGTGAGACGCCGGCAAACGGTCAGACAGCTACGGCCGCGGTGTTGCTTCATCTGCGGCGATGACGGGGCGTGCGAGCACAAGGAAGTTACCCTGCTGCCGACGAGCCAGAAGCCGGCCGCGATCGCTCGCCTGGTCGAGAAATTCACAGGATTTGAACAGGTCGAACCTGAGCCAACTGTCTTATTTTTCAAGCCAAACAGGCGCCGGAAGCCGCCAGCTGTGGAAAAAGCCAGTGCAAAAGCTGTGGACGGCTGTGGAAAAAACAGCCGCCGCGCCTGAACTGTGGAAAAAACGGCCGCTTTTCCACTGCTCGTTCACAGAAATCCTCACAGCTTAAACCACTGACAGCAGCGGGTTTGCGCTCAAAAAGCCGAGTTTTCCACAGTACCTACTAATACTGTTCTTAGGGTGTAAATAGCAGCAGCAGAAAGTCTTATCCGGTTTGCGTGGATCCTGAAACACCCGAACGCCTTCCGGCGTCCCCCTCGTTTGGGGGTAGTGTGCTACAGTTTTCCCAGGCTATGACGTTCTCGATGTTCGAGATAATCACGGCGCTGGCCGCAGTCGCGATGGTGGTCTTAAACCTGAGCCTGCGTAGCGGCATGAACCAGCTCAAGGTCGCCTTCGAGAAGGACCTGGCGGGCATCCAGTTGCAGGTCGCCAACCTTCGCGCCGAGCTAATTAAAGAGCAGGCCGACTTACACCTGCAGATCATGGCAACCATGGCAAACGGTTTCCTGCCACGGAAAGAGGCTGAAGCGATGCACGAGGCCAACACGACACGCCTAGAAGGCCTGCACGACCAGATGCAGGCTCTCGCGACGCGCGTCGGCGACATAGGCTAGGACTTGCGCACCTGCCCAAGTCGGTTGTAGACTTCCAGTTACACCACCATGCAACCTGAAGATTACCTTAAACCACAACCTCTCGTTTATCTGCTGTGGGTACAACGCTTCGATCTTTTCAAGGTCGGCTTCAGCGGCAACTTTCCGCGTCGGGTGAGCGACATTCAGAACCACTTGCCTTTTCAGGTGCGCGTGATTGCTCTCAAACCAGCGACCCGAGAGACCGAGACTCGCCTCAAGCGCTCTCTCAGAAGATGGCGTGTTCGGGGGGAGTGGTTCGACCTTCCTGAGGACCAGGTCTGGGGATTGCTCAGATGGTTCGGTGAGGAAATTCCAGCCGATGTGGAGGCGTCGATTGTCGCAGCATGAGTGACGAAGAACCCAACGAAACCCAACAGCGAAAAAAGATGCACCAGGGTGCTTTCCTGGCTGCCTTCGAGAGGACGGCGCACATCGGCCTATCGGCCGAGGCCGCTGGCATTAACCGCTGGAACCATTGGGAATGGCTCAAGACCGACCCCGACTATGCCGCTGAGTTCGAGAAAGCAAAAGCCGTCGCCCAGATGGTTCTTGAAGATGAAGTAGTGCGGCGCGCCGTGCATGGCACGGAAGAAGCTGTTTATCACGATGGCAAAGTGGTGGGCCATCACCTCAGGTACTCGGACGTGCTGCTCATGTTCAAGCTGAAGGCTCTCGACCCCCGTATCTACCGGGAGCATCAGACGATCGAGCACACCGGCAAGGATGGCGCGCAGCTGATACCGCTCGAAGCCTGGGACGCGATCGGCAGGGCGCTGGCCAGCAATGGCAGCTCCAGCGTATAGTCGAGAACAACTCGAGACCTACAGCCGCGAGCCCGTAGGATTCCAGCAGGCCATTCTGCGGCGGTCGCTGTGGGCTCGCCAAGAGCAAATAGCTATCGCGGCAGCCGCCAGCCGATCGACCGCGGTGAAGGGCTGCCACGGCTCAGGGAAGACCTACGCCGTTTCCGGCTGCGTCCTTCACCACCTGGCCAGGTATGAAAGCGGCAAGGTGCTTACCATCGCGCCGACACTGCGCCAGGTCAAACTGATGTGGGAGGAAATCGAGCTAGCCAGGCAACGCTCTCTATTGCGTTTACCTGAGTGTTCGACGACCGGCCTGCGCATCAACGAAGAGCGTTACGGCCTGGGCTTCAGCGCGTCCAAAGGCGTCAACGCCCAAGGCTTCCACGGCAAGGACGTGCTTATCATCACCGACGAGTCGCCCGGTATCGGCGCCGACGTTTGGGACGCGGTCGAGGGCATCCGGTCAGCCGGCCGCGTGCGGCAGATCAAGCTCGGAAACCCGACCGTGCCGAGCGGCCCGTTTTTCGAGGACTTCACCCGCGGCCGAGCGGCGACCAATTGCATCACCATTTCAGCCTTTGACACGCCGAACTTGCTTAACCCGGACACCGGCCGGCCGTTCACCATCGAGCAGCTGCAGGCGCTGCCGGCAGACCAGCTCGAATACGCGCCCGTGCCGTACCTGGTCACCCGCTGGTGGGTGCTCGACAAGTTCATCCGATGGGGACCGAACAATCCGCGCTACATCAGCCGCGTGCTGGGCGAGTTCCCGAGCCAGTCGGAGTACGCCGTCTTCAGCCTCGAATGGATTGAGCGCGCCAGGCGTGAACCGACCGACCGCGAGCTGACTAGGGCGCGAGAAACGGGCTCATGGATCCAAGTCGGCATCGACGTGGCCGGCCCGGGCGACGACGAAACGACCGCGTGCGGGCGGGTGAACGGCATCATAGTGGCCCGCGGCGCCTGGTCGGAAGCTGACCCGCGCGGCGCCGTCGCCAAGTGGCTGAACGACCTCAAGCGAAACCAGCCCTACCGGCTCGGCCCGGTTGTCGTTGACATCGTCGGTATCGGCTACAACTTCGCGCTGCACCTGGCGGACCTGGGCTTCGAGGTCTTCGGCTTCAATGGCGGCCGCGTGCCGCTCGACCCTGAGCAGTTCAAGAACGCCAAAGCCGAGGCCTACTTCCGGCTGCGCGATATGTACAAAGCAGATTACGTCTGCCACGTGGCCGACACCCTCGACGAAGAGACCGAGGCGCAGCTCTCAGGCGTGATGTACCACGAGACCAGCCGCGGGCTCATCGAGGTCGAGCCCAAGGAAGACGCGCGGAAACGTGGAGTTAGTTCACCCGACAGAGCGGAAGCCGAAATCCTGGCCTTCTGTCACATCGTGCCGCGGGAGCAGACCTACACGATGGGCGGCCTGATTCAGATCAGCCCGATTTAGCGCGGTTGCGGCTGTACCATCGCAACTCCCACCATTGGCCAGAAGCAATTGCTTCCTGAGGCGTATACCCACGCTGACAACGCAAGTAGAAGCGTCGAGGAGTCCGGCGCGACTCTCGTGCTGCCAGGATCAAGTAAGCTGATCCGAACCCGCGCGCTCCTTTGGTCACAAGAAAGTGGCCGACCTCTGGACTGCAACCCTCTTGCATGTCGACATAAAGACGCGCTATCGCTCTGCTCACAGATCAGCCCGATTTGATGGGCTGGCCCTTGCGAGCATGTCTAAGCGCTGCGGCATAACCCGCGAACCAGCCCACAGTCATGGTACCAAAGGCAGTTGCACAAGTGCGCAGGCCTCGTGTAGAATCCGAACACACCACTATGCGCGCTATCCAAGCGACCGCGCTTCTCGCCGACGTTCGTCGTCGCATGCAGTACGCCCGCTATGAGCCTCAGAAAGGACTGATCCAAATGCCGAAGATTTACGCCCGCGAGCTGCGCGACCTGGAGAAAGAGCTGGCGCGCGCCGTCCGCAAGTACGGCCGGTTTAAGTCAGCACACGAAGGCCTCGCCATCATATACGAAGAGTTCGACGAGCTGAAGCTCGAAGTGTGGAAGCGGCCGAAGAAACGCAGCGAGACGCGCATGCGCAAAGAAGCCATGCAGCTCGGCGCCATGGCTGTCCGGTTTATGCTGGATATTTGCGGCCGGAAGGACGCCGACGAATGAAGTGGACGAACGACACGCCGCCGATGGTCTGCGCGACGCTGCTCACTGCTGACCGCCAGGCTTACACTGAGCGCGCCATCGAGTGTTTCCTGGCGCAGACCTACGAGTACAAAACCCTGCTGGTGCTTGACAACGGCCGCGAACCTTTCAAGGTCAACCCGACGATGTTCGCCAAAGTCCGCGACGCCAACGTCATCTTTGTGCACGTGGTGCGCAGCTCGACCGACACCATCGGCAGCCTTCGCAACCTTGCCGGCGAGCTAGCCAACGGCGCCCACATCCTTATGCACTGGGATTCCGACGACTGGAGCGCGCCGCATCGTATGGACGTGCAGGTCACGCAGTTGATGGCCGCCGGGCTGCTCGAAGAGCCGCGCGAGGTCGTCGGCTTCAGTGTGATGCCGTTTTACGATCGTAAAGACGGTTCGGCGTGGCTTTACAAGTCGAACAGCTACGCGCTAGGCACGTCGCTTTGCTACTGGCGCGACTTCTGGGCCCAGCACCACTTCCCTAACAAGTCGGTCGGTGAGGACACGGCCTGGTATCAGCAGTGTGGCGTCAAGGTTGCCGTTTCTACAGCCTGCCTTCTGAAAGAGCCGCTGATGATAGCCGAGCGGCACGACGGAAATATGAGCAAGCCCGGCCCGGTTGAGTTCGACATGCGCGGCCAGCGCAACAAAGACTGGTCGCGGCTATCGCCTGAAACCGCGGGGCTGTTCGAGCTGCTCTTGGGGTATGAATAATGTCTGTGTGGTATTGTGTTCCCTCGAAGCGCACGCCTGAGGAAGGCACGCTCGGCAAATGGCGCCAGATGGGCTATAAAATCATCGTCGCCCGGGAGGAAGCCGACGGCGACACCATTGCCGATAAAATCTGCTGGGTCGACGCCTACCTGGGTTGGCCGCGCAGCGTCAACCTGCTGGTCAAGATTGCCATGGAGCTGGATCCGGCGGCTCAGTGGTTTGTCACCGGCGGCGACGACTACGTCCCTGACCTGGCGCACGACGCCGAGGAAATCGCCCAGCAGTGCACCAAGCATTTCGGCTGCCTCAAGCAGCCGTGCGACTTCGGATGTGGCCCATGTGAGATTGAGACCTTCGGCGTGATGCAGCCGACGGGCGACCGCTGGGGCGAAGGATCTTGCACCACGTGTGGCGGCCGCGGCTGGTATAACCGCATCTTGAGGGAAGGCCCGACCTACACCAACTGCGAGGACTGTAGCGGTTCTGGGCGCTCGGCACTACTCGACCGCATCTGTGGCTCGCCCTGGCTCGGCCGCGACTTCTGCCGGCGAGCGAACGGCGGACGTGGTCCCTTGAACGAGGCGTACTTCCACAACTTCGCCGACGAAGAGCTGCAATGCGTCGCGCGTAAACTGGGCGTGCTGTGGCAACGGCGCGACCTCATCCACTATCACCAGCACTGGGCGCGCACGAGCCGCGGCGACCGCGAGAATGAGCCAGCCTGGGCAAAGGCCATCAACGATCCGAAGCTGAGCGACTGGGAGCGCAGCAAGACGCTGTTTGCAGAGCGCAAGGCCGCCGGCTTCCCGGGCTACGAGCCGCTCGCATGATACCGACGCAGCTCAGCCAGCTCTACCCGCCGAACACGCCGAACACGCCGATGAGCGAAGTGGATCCCGATTTTCGCGGGATGTCGCTTTTGCTCTGGCGGCAGCTCAAAATCAGCGAGCAAGCCGAGCACTGGCGCAAAAAGCAGCAGGGCAAGCCAGCGTTGCCTCAGAAGTGGCGAGAGCGCGCGCCGGCGACGGCTCGCGACCGTTACGGGCTCAAGGGTATCTGATGGCACAGCCAGACAAGCCCATCAAGCTGCTGCCGGCGCCGCGGCCGACAGCCTACCAGCGCCGCGTCAAGTTTTGCTACGATAGCGCGGCCCTTCGCCGGCTGATGGAAGACGAAGAACTGGCCGAATGGCGGCTGGTGGCCGCGTTTTCTGAAGCCGGCGGCCTGCAGTACGTTCTGATTTTCGAGAGGGAGGTCTGATGTATCCCGACACCTTCAGCCAGTACGACGAAGAGCAAGCCATCCTGAAGTACTTCAAACAGCCCTGGTCTGAGACGCCGCGGTTCCTGGACATCGGCGCCTGGGACCCGAAAGTCTTCAGCAACACGCGCGCACTGTTTGAGCGCGGCTGGTCGGGTGTCGTCATCGACCCGTCGCCTAACGCTCTGCTCGGCCAGCTCAAAGAATACGGCGACGAGGATTCGGGCGTACAAGTCGTCGCCGCGGCCGTGTCTCTCGGATCCGTTCCCACGTCCATGTGGATAACAGCCGACAGCGTAAGCACGTCGAGCAAAACCGTGTACGAGCTGTGGAAAGAAAAAGGCGGTTTCTTCGGCCGCATGATCGTGGTGCCGATAACCTGGGCGCAAATCAACAACTGGTGGGGCGGCTTCCAGTTCGTCAACATCGACGCCGAGGGCTTGAGCGTCGACCTCTTCCGCGCGATGCTTGAATCCGGCGCCGAGCCTGACTGCTGCTGTGTCGAGCACGATGGCCGCCTGGTCGAGCTGGCCGAGCTTGCGACCACGCGCGGCTACAAACTGCTCTACTCGAACGGCACTAACGCGGTGTTCGGGAAATGAGCAACGTCTATATCACCTTCAGCGGCCCGGAGTTCGACGAGTCGACCAAGCTCATAGTAGAACGTGCGCGCGACTTCGGCGCCGACGAGGTCATGGTCTACGATGACCGCTGGCTGATGAAGCGCACCAAGTTCTATATGGCGAACCGCTGGATATTTGACCGCCGTCCCGCTATGGGCTTCGGCTGGTGCAGTTGGAAGCCCTACATTATCGGCGAAGAGCTGCGCCATCGCCAGCCGGGCGACGTCGTGCTGTACACCGACGCCGACACTTACCCAATCGCTGACCTGCGCGGGCTTTTCGAGCACGCCCGCCAGCGCGGCGTGATGCTGTTTGAAGAGCAAGGCTGCAACCATCGCTTTTTTACTCGGGCGGAATGCTGGCGCGCCATGGGCGTCGAGCCACAGCTGGATACAGCGCTCGCCTGCGGCCGTTTCCAACTGTTTGCGGCCGAGTGGAACTGGCAGCCGTTCCTGGAACGCTGGCAGCACTTCAGCCTCGACGAGCGCTGTCAATTCCATGAGCCAAATCCTGAGGACCGCGAAGTTATCCGGCACAGCGCCGAACAGTCAGTGTTGAGCCTGGTCGCGCTCGACTGGAAGATTCCGCTGCACAGAACACCAGACCAGGCCGGCTGGCCACGGGAGTGGAACGGGACGTACAAACTTGAGGACGCCTACCCGCAGGTCTTCGTGCAGGCCGGCACACGTTCGCACTTGCCTGGTGTGTACGGCTCGAAGTACCGCAACCTTGGGCAAAGCAGGGGGGACTTCTGAGCGACCAAGGCATGCTGAGTTTCGACCCGGAAGAGCTTGCCGAGGACATCACGGCCGGCAAGCACGGCGGCGAGCCGCACAGCACGAAGGCCAACCCGAGCAAGCCGCGGCGCGCAAATGAGATTTACCGCATCCAGCGCTGGCTTCTGCATGGTTCGCCGCACTGTGATGCCGAGGGGCGACGCAATTCCACTGCCGACGAGTACGTTACACGGTTCGGGAAGCTGTACCAGAGCATCAGCGCGCGGTTTTCAGACATGAAAGACCTCGGGATGTTGACGCCAGTGCTCGACGAAGCGGGCGACCAGCTCGAACGGGAGACTTCAGCAAGCGGGGAGCTGGGTAGCGTGTGGCGCCTGCGCACGCCTCTGGAGTACGCCATTTGGCTCGAAAGCCAGACGCTGCGCGCAGACTTCGCCGAGCTGAAGACTACTGGCGAATACGAGGACTGGCTGCAGCTAGACTTGCCATTATGAACCTTCAAAACATCGCCAGCCACACCATCGACGTCGACTTGCTGCCGTGGACGCCGCGCACGCTCGACGCCGGGTGTCGAGACTTCGACTTCACCCGCGGCATTTTCAACCTACGGCCGAATGGTACGATTCTTGCGCTCGACCCCGACCCGGAAATGATGGGGCCGCCGGCTGACCTCAGGGGCGTGTACTTTCGCCGCGTCGCTCTGGTGGGAAAACCGCGCGAGACTTCTGGCTATTTCATGGGCTCGACCGGGCACGGCAACTTCCTGTCCGAGCTGCCACAGTATTACGACATGCGCAAACTCGACGTTATGTGCATCAGTATCTGCCAGCTCGGCGTCCCTTGGGACCTGGTTAAGCTCGACATCGAGGGCGCCGAGTTCGATGTGCTGAACGAGTGGCCCGGCCCGATCGCGCGGCAGATCAGCGTCGAATTTCACGACTGGGATAAGCCCGACATCCGCGACGGCACGTACTACTCGGAGCTGTTCGCTCGGCTCGCCACGTTCGGCTATCGCGTCGTGCAGCACGAGCTGAGCATCCAAGGGACGGGCCGCGGCCACTGGGATACACTAATCGTCTTAGACGATGAGAAACGCACAGCTGGCGGCTGAGCACATGAGTCAAGCTCTCAAGGAAGCCTCGATAGCTTATGCGAGTACGCTGCACACGCCGCTGCAGGACTTCGAGAGCGCGGCAGTGTGGGGGCTCGTCAAGGCCGCGATGCGCTTCGATGCTAGCCGCAAGGTCCCATTCTGGGCATTCGCGAAACACCGAGTGCGCGGCCAGATGGCTGACATGCTCAGCCGTGACAAGACCCGTCACGACTCACCCCGAGCGTCGGAACGGATTGAAAACGTCGACGTCTCGGTCGTGATGACGCCATCGCCGACATCGAGCATTTTGCTGGCAGCTGTGGAGTCACTTCCGCCGCGGCTGCAGACTATCATCAAGCTGCGTTACTTCAAAGACTTCAGCCAGGCCGAAGTCTCGACCGCCATCGGACTGCGCAGCCTGGGAAGCCGCGCCTGCGTGTTGGAGCACAAGGCGCTCGACCAGCTTCGGGCCGAGCTGGCCCTGCGCGGCGTGCGCAGACTGGAAGATGTGTTATGAGCCAAACCGAGCAGTACCCAGACGTGAACTTCTGCGGCTGCTGTGGTCGCCAGATGAATGGAGAACAAGCCGTAACGCGACCAGGCCGCGAGCCTGACCAGTTTTGTGTCGACTGCGATGAGCACATTCTGCAGAATGGTCGCCCGCCGTGGGAGCGCGCGGCAGCAGGGCAGGACAAGAAGTGCCCTTACACTCTAATATGAAGCTCGTCGCTTTAATGCCTGTTAGAAACGAGGGCTGGTGTCTCGGCCTCAGCCTGCGCGTCGCGCTGATGTGGTGTGACGAGGTCGTCGTCTTCTTGCACGCTTGCACTGACAACTCACACGACATCGCCATCCGCGTGGCCACGGCAACCAACCGTGTCACCGTGGTAGGGACCGACCGGCGGCCGTGGGATGAAATGGAACATCGCCAGGCGTTGCTGGAGCTGGCGCGCATTAAAGGCCGGCCAGACGCGCCCGATGGGCCCGGCGCCACGCACATCGCGCTCGTCGACGCCGACGAAGTCCTGACCGCCAACCAGCTGCCGAACATCCGTGGATGGATAGAGCGCTTCAACCCGCGCCAGCTGGTGCAGCGCCGGCTTGAGCTGCCGCTCTTCAACCTGCGCGGCGGCGTGCACCAGTACCACCTTAACGGCCTGTGGGGTGAGCGCTCGACGACCGTGGCATTCGAGGACACGCCCAGGCTGCACTGGGCCGGCGACCGCTACCACCATCGCGAGCCGATGGGGCTGCAGCTCGTTCCTTACAAGCCCATCACTCACCGCGAGGGCGGCATCCTGCACTTGTGGGGCGCGAGCGAGCGGCGACTGCGCGCCAAGCACGCCCTCTATAAAATGGTCGAGCGGCTGCGCTGGCCTGAGAAGTCGACCAAGGAAATCGACGACTATTACAACCAGGCCATCTACAACCTTACGGGGCGACCGTGGGCATACGCACCCGTGCCGCCGGCCTGGGTTGAGCCCTACAAAGAGCTGATGGCCGAGTGGCTCGACGTCGACCGCGAGCCCTGGCAAATCGCCGAGTGCGAGCGTTTCGTGCACGAGCACGGCCGCGACACTTTCCGCGGGCTGGATCTTTTCGGAATCGTATGATCTTGGCCGCGCGATCGCTCGGAGCTTTGCTGCTCATCGTGTTCCTGCATGCGATGTACGTGGTCTTCCGCGGCGACTTCGACCCGAACGACACCAACGCGCCGCTGGAAATCTGGCGCGGCATCATGCCGCTGCTGGCGTTCCTGGTACTGGCCTGGTGGCTGCTCTTCCGATGACCTGGCTGGCATTCGCGGTGTGGATCGGCAGCCTGTTTCAGTGTCCGCCGCCGCAACCTGGCGACGACATCATCGTCCGCAAGTGCGGCGAGCTGCCTGATCCCGTCGACTACTACCGATGTGTCACGAATAACTTCAGATGCGGGCCGCTCGCCGGCCAGCTGTGATACACTTCCCCCAACGTGACCATCAAACTGCGGGTTAAAGGCTTCCTCTACGGCTTGCTTGTCCGCACGGCACGCCGTCTCACTCCACGCCAGCCAACCGAGACGCCGGAATCGCGCGCGCTCAAGAACGCCCTGGTCGAGGCCTTCAGCGACAAGCGCGTCATCGAGGCGCGCAACTACCAGGAAAACTTAGAGCGTGCCTGCGAGCTGGTCGAGGCGCGCCAGATGGCTGGCGCTGGGCCGTGGCTTCCCGAGGGCAGCCGCGTGGCCCTGGCCGAACACCCGACGCTGTCCGGTGTCAAAGTCCGCGAGGCGAATCCGATTGTGAGCCAGGGCGCCTTTGGCGACGTCGAGCTGGCGCTGCAAAACGTCGAGTGGCGCCGTGAAATCAATCTCAGCTGGATGGAGTTCAGCCGCTGGGGCATCCAGCAAATCATGCTCATTTCGCGGCTGTATTTCATCAAAAACCCGTTAATCCGGCGAGTTATTCAGATCGCGAGCACTTATGTGTTCGGCCGCGGCGTCGAGGTCACCTCAGACGACGAGGACGCCAACGAAGTGCTGCAGGAGTTCTTTGAGCGTAACGCCCGCACGCTCGGCCCGATCGCGCTCACTGAGGCCGAAGAGCAGAAGTACTACGACGGCAACTTGTTCTGGATTTTCTTCCCTGACACCGACAACACCGGCAGCGTCGACGTGCGCACCATCGACGCGACCGAAGTGCTCGACATCATCACCGACCCGGACGATGCGGACACGCCCTGGTTGTACCGCCGGCTCTGGACTGAGCGCAACTTCGACAGCGCTAACGGCCAGGTGTCGACGCAGACCAAGGAAGCCTGGTATCCGGCCATCGGCTACGAGCCCAAGGCGAAGCCCGACAGAATCGGCAGCTTCCCTGTGATGTGGGACACGCCCATCTATCACCGCAAGTGCGGCAAGGTCAGCAAGTGGCGTTTCGGCTGTCCGATCATTTACCCGGCGCTTGACTGGGCCAAGGAAGCGCGCAGGTTCCTGGAAGCCTGCACGACCGTGCAGAAGGCGCTCGCGCAGTATTCGATGACCGTCACGACCAAGGGCGGCCAGCAAGCCATCGAGGGCTTGAAGCAGCAGCTTGAGACCACCATCGGGCCGCAGGCGCCCATCTGGGACACCAACCCGCCGGCCGTCGCCGGCGCGACCTTCGTGTCGGGCACTGGCACCAAGGTGTCGCCCTTCCAGCAGCGCGGCGTTGGCGCCAACCCCGAGGAAGTCCGCCAGCTCAAGCTCATGGTGTGCATGGTTGTCGGCGTTCCCGAGACCTTCATGGCCGATGTGTCGACGGGGAACCTCGCGACCGCGACGACGCTCGACCGGCCTACCGAGCTGACCTTCCTGGCAAAGCAGGACGCCTGGCGCGAGGACCTGGCTGTCATCGGAAAGTATGTGCTCGGCGTGAGCAAAGCCGCGCCCTCGGGCAAGCTGCGCGAAGCTCTGAGGCGCCGCGAAATGAGCCAACGTGACATCGCCGGCCTGGTCATCCGCGAGCGCGAGCGCAGGCTAGTTGATGGCCAGATGCGGTATGTCACGGTCCTTGAGGCGAAGGCTGCGAAGCCGGCGCAGCCGGCGGCCATCAACGTCATGGTGACGTTCCCAGCCATCCGCGAGGGCGACATGCTGCAAATCGTCCAGGCTATTGTGCAGGCGCTCACGCTCGGCGACAAAATGGGCGGCGTGCACGGCATCGACGAGCGCGCCGGCATTTTCGCGCTGATGAAAGCTCTGCCTGGCATCGACAACGCCGAAGAGCTAATTGAGGCGATGTACCCTGAGAAGGCCTATAAGGACATCATCGACCGCACAGAGGAAGAGGACGAGCCGCCGCCGCCAACGCCGCCGGCTGCAGCGCCTGGCCAAGTGACGCCGGCACCAGCCGCGGCCGGCCCGCCGGCAGACTCGACCGAGCCGCAGGCGAGCAACAAAGAGTCGCTGGTTTCCGCGGCGACCATGTTGAGCCAAGTCGGCAGAAGGCTATTGGAGCGATCAGGCAGGCCTCAGCAGCCGACGCCCGTAAACGTGAAAATCGAAACGCCGCGAGCCGCTCGACGGTCGCAAGTCGTTCACCGCGACAAAGACGGCCGTATCGAGAGAATCGAAGAGGTAGACGATGGCCAGTAACGCCTACATCTCTGACACAGCCGCGAACGCAGAAGCGAACGCGCTCACCGCGCTGCTCAATGGCGGCACGCTTGAAATTTACACGACGCCACAGCCGGCGAACGCCAACACGGCCGTTACGTCGCAGACCTTGCTCGCTACGCTCACTTTTGGCAATCCAGCTTTCGGCTCGGCCGTTGCCGGCATCGCTACTGCCAACGCGATCGCATCAGGCACGGCCGTGGCGACTGGGACCGCAGTTTGGTTTCGCTGCCTCAAGTCGGACGGCACGACTGTGGTCTGTGATGGCTCGGTTGGCACGTCTGGCTCAGACTTGAATCTCAACTCGACAGCCATCCAGACCGGCGCGACCGTGTCCGTTACCTCGCTGACCTACCAGGCCAAAGAGCATTAGGCGCCGTCGGCGGCCGATGGCGATTAGCAACATCACGTCCGCGTTTCACCGCACGACGACGACGGGCGTAACTCAGCTCGCCTTCAACGCGCCGCAGACGCCCACAAGTGGCCACATCCTGCTGATGGACTGCGGATGTACTGGGGGCGCCCACATCACCGAAATCGACCAGACCAATGTGGCCTGGTCGAACCTGTTCGCCATCACCGGCGACGAGAGCCAGCTTGAGCTGTGGATCGGAGTGGTTAGCGCGTCGGCGTCGACCGCGGTAACCATCAAGACGAGCGGAAGTGTCAGCTTCATCTATGGCAAGTATTCGGAATGGTCAGGCCTGGGTACGAGCCTCAATGGGCGCCCGGTTACCAACCTGGGCGGCAACGCCAATACCGCGCCGACTCAGAGCCTGGTCACGACCTACGCCAACGTGCTGCTGCTGGCGAACCTGACGAGCCCGGCTGATTCCTATAGCAGCGGACCCACGAACAGTTTCATAAGCATTGCATCGAGCGGCGCGCCCGTTGGATCCGTCCCAATGACCGAGGGCGCCTACCGGATCGTGTCGGCGACAGGAACCTACAGCACGCAGTGGACGGTTACGGGCGGCAACTTCTGGGATAACTGGCTGGTCGCGATCGGCGACGCCAGCCTGATCCCGATAACCGGCACTGGCACAGAGCACGACGGCGGCCCGGCGTTCACTGGAACGGGCGCGCAAAACTTCAGCGGCACGGGCGCCGAACATGACGGCGGCCCGGCCTTCGTGGCTTCCGGCGCCCTCAACTTCAGCGGCACGGGCGCCGAGCACGACGGCGGCCCGGCGTTCACTGGAGCTGGCGCCGAGACCTTCTCAGGGAGTGGCACGGAAGCCGACGGCGGCCCGGCCTTCGCGGCGAGCGGCG